GAGAAGCACAATGCATATAGGTAAAGCTATAATCTTACAGATTGAGGAAGATTACGAGAAGTATATTTATGTAGATGAACTTACTAAAACACAAGCAGTAAGTAAACTATGTAAGGAATGGAGTATGAGTATCATGGAAATAAATGATATTATAACAGAATTTGAGAAAAAACAATTAGATATTGATTACACAAACGATTTAGGAGACATAATATGAGTGTAAACTACACACAAGAACAAGTAGAAATGATGAAACAGTCTTATTTGGATAGTCCTACTAGAGAAACAGTAGAAAAACTTAGTGAAGATTTAGACAAGAGTATAAAATCTATAATAGGTAAGTTATCTAGAGAGGGTGTATACAAGAAAACTGTTTACAAAACTAAAACAGGAGAGAGTCCAATTACTAAAAAGGAAATAGTCCAGCAGATAGCAGAACTTTTACTGATTGACTATGGACTTGTAGCGGGGTTGGAAAAATCTCCCAAAGCTGATTTGAAAATTCTAAGGAGTGCTATAGATGACAGCTTGGAAAAATAGAATAGTAGAACTTCTACCAAATAGTAGTAAAACTAGAGAGTTGATGGAGAAACGAGGTAAGTATTTTTATGTCGAGAAGGAACCACGACTACACCCTGAACTGGGAATGATTATAACATTATTTGATGAAGATAACTATAGATTTACAACATCTGTGAGGAACGTTCGGTTCCCACAACCAGAAGACTGAGCGGGGTTGAACAGACCCTGCAAGTCTGACATCTTAATTATAATCTAGGGAAAATTTGTATATGATGCGTATTAATTTACGATAAGTTTATTATGGTCATTGAATTACATAGGTAAAAAATATATCGCGAATTAGACGCAATTGTAGGAACTTGTTGCGAAATTGGGAATTGGAAGTAATTTACGATACTCGTTGCAAATATCTTACTTCATATGATTTAATGATAGATTTGATTTGACTTTCTCATTATCACTCGCTAAATAATTTCAATTACAAGGTATGCTCTTACGCTTAGGCGACGAGCATTCTTGAAATGTAATTTCATTATAAGCGAGATTGCGTGAAGAGTGAGAATTATTTGGTTAATCTAAACTATCATAATTTATGATATTATTATACCACGATTTTAACAAAAACGCAAGAAATATTTTTTGGAGGGGTATGATTTAACTTTTTCATGTAGGTTGTTGAAATGATAAAATATTTTATTTTTGTTTTGGTAGTATGAAAATTACAGGATTTATCTAAATCTTTGTTGACGTTGCCTCCTGAGTAGTTCGGCATTTTCCTTAGCAATTGCTCGGTCTTTTCGTCTTATCGCTTCTTGTTTTATTCGCCTTCTCTTTTGGTTTGGCTTTTCATAAAATTCCTTTTTGCGTAAGTCATCTTTTATACCAGCATTGTCGCACTTCTTACGAAAAATTCGTAACGCCTTTTCGAAACTCATGTTTTTAGTATTAATGCTTGGCATCTCTTTTTCGGTTGAATGTCCAACCTCTTCTCCTTAAATATCTTATCTTACTGGTTATTGAAGACTGAGTTCTACCTAGTTCAAAAATTATTTTTTCTATAGGAATAACATTATAGTTATCTTTTAAGTATCTGTATTCTTCCTCAGTCCATCTTTTCATTACTATATTATATCAAATATGAGAGCATTTGTCAAGAACTATTTTTAACAAAGTTGAAAAAATGTCTTGACTTTTGGTTGTCGTTTTGATATAATATACATTATGGAAAATTTAATAAACACAATCGACATCGCGTATCTTATCATTCTAGTAGGTTGTGCATATACTTCTTACTTTATAGGTAAAAAAGATGGTATATCAGTAACGCTAGATTATATGAAAGACGCTGGACACATTGACTTTGAGGACTAGACACTCAAAAAATAGTTCTTGACTTTCGGTGATATTTTTGATATAATAGTAGTAAGAATATGAGAAGGTTCTCATGTTCGCTTAACCCGTTTAGACCGAAAGGCTAGACAATTATTACCGAAAGGAATTATTGGAGGACAATACAATGAGTATAGATTTAAGTAAATTTTGGCTTGGTATGGAGCCACTCAACATGCCACATTACACGGAGAGTGGTTACCCTAGATATAATATAATCGAAAGTGATGGAGACTATCGTATAGAAGTCGCATTGCCAGGTTGGAGTAAAAGTGAACTTGAAGTTATCGCTGAAGGCGAAGAGCTTCATGTTAAGGGCAAAAAAGAACGCAAGTTAGATGACGGAGAACGATTCGTTCATCAAGGGCTTAGTTTAAAATCTTTTGAACGAAGATTTATTCTAACAGCAGAATTACAAGTAGACGAAGTAAATCTACAAGACGGATTGCTGACAATCTCTCTGTCTAGAACTCCTGATTCCAAGAGGAAAATCTTGGAGATTAATAGTGGAAAGTATTAAAAACTTTTTAAAGACAGAGCGTAGTATAGAGTTAGATAAATATATGGAAATAGTGTTAAACATAGCATTACTATCCATGGTAGCAAGTGTGCTAATAAATACATATTTATACCTATACTAACAGCGAGTCGAAACATAACTTGAGTGCCGCCCTTAAAAGTGGCACTCTTTTTTCGTAGGAGAACGAAATGAGTAATGTAGACCCTTACCTATTAATAGTAGCAATGGAAGAGGCAAGTGAGTTTGCCCAGGCCTGTTCAAAGGTATATAGACACAATGGCGGAAAGCATGAACTAAAGTGTCTATCACAAGAAGTAGGCGATCTTCAAGCTATGATTAATCTGCTAAGAGAAGAGGGATATATAGACCTTGAAGTAGCAGAAAAGAAAAGAATAAAAAGAGAAAAGAAACATAGGAGAAACTATTGAATACAAGTGCAGAGGGTATATCCCTCATTAAAAAATTTGAAGGTTGCGAATTAACTGCCTATCAATGTTCAGCAGGTGTCTGGACGATAGGATATGGGCATACCAAAGGGATTGAGGAAGGTATGGAAATATCTCAAGAAGAAGCTGAGCAAATGCTAGTAGATGAATTACATGAGTATGAAAATTACATCAACAAATATGTAACAGCTCCCTTATCCCAAAATCAATTTGACGCAATGGTATCATGGGTGTATAACCTTGGACCAGCTAACTTAAAAGCGTCAACTCTCTTAAAAGTCTTAAACGCAGAAGATTATGATGGAGTTCCAGCTCAGATAAAAAGATGGAACAAAGCTGGAGGAGAAATCCTTGATGGCTTAATTCGTAGACGAGAAGCAGAGGCTAGACTATTTAAAAATGACGAAACTTGGCACGAAGTTTAAATTTACTGAAGAACAGTTAATAGCGGCAGGCAAACACGCTGCCGAGAGAGGAATGACTTTGGAAGAATACATACAGGAATTTGTAGGACTTTTGAATGAACACAATAAAAAAGTATTGGAAAATAGTAATAAACTGGATAATCAGTCTATTCAGGACGAGATATAAACTAACTGTTAGTTATAATTCGACTTATGGAGATGCTGATGACCAGACTTTTGTCGTGCGTAAATTTTACAGCAAAAAAGAGAAATATTTAAAGTTCCTAACTGAAAACAAAGAAGTAGTAGAATTACGAGGAGCTGAAGGGCTTAACTATAGGATAGAAGAAATATGAATCAATTTATGACTGGTCTACTAGTAGTATTAGGATTAGGTTGTTGGTGGCTTTATAGTGAAAATCAAACACTAAAAGCAAACAATATCAAATTAGAGTATGCAGTAGAAGAACAAAAACAAACGATAGAAACAATACGAGAACAGTATGAAAAACAGGGTGAGGCACTCATGAATATGTCAAGAGAAAACGCTTTGATAGAACAAGAGAAAGCAGAATATTTAGAGATATTCTCCAGACACAATTTAGATGTTCTTGCACTAAAGAAGCCTGGCCTAATAGAAATTAGAATGAACAATGCAAGTGAGGAAGTTATGGAGGGAATAGAAGATGACACTGAAAAATTATTCAACATTGGCAATCCTAGCTCTGACTAGTGGTTGTTCTCTACTTCCTACAAAAGAAGTAGAAATTGTAAGCAAACCAATAGAAGTAGAAATATTACAACCTACATTACCACGACCAGTAGATTTAGTTGCTCCACAATGGTGGGTAGTATCTGAAGCAAGGATAGCAAACCCTTGTAAAAAAGTAGAGGATAAAAGACCTAAGACTTGCAACTTAGAGGATAGAGAAAATCCAGACTGGCCAGAAGGGTATACATACTACGATAGATTTATTGATGAAGTAAAAGAACAAAACAATGGTGAAATCCTTTTTGTTGCGACAACGATAGGAGATTACAAAGTAATGGCAGAAGATATGCAAGAGATAAAAAGATACATTAAGCAACTTGGAGAAGTAGTAGTATACTATCGCGAGGTAACAACAAATGAAGGAGATAAAGAAGCAGATTGAAGAAATCATTAAAAGGTTAGAAGCACTAGAAAAAATGGCACACCCAAAGTGCGGCATTGAAGGTTTTGATGGGTATGCAGAAATAGATGAAAGAATAACAAAATTAGAAGAAGATTATGATAGATGGGAATAAAATTAGAGACCTCTTGGAGAAAGGAATTGTCCTTATCTCCTTTGTTAGCTTAAGAAGTGGCGAAACAAAAACAAGGGAATATACATTACATAAGAGTATTCTTCCTACCAGTGTGAAACAAGACATGAATAATAGTGAAAAACTAATATGTTATGATGTTGAATTTGGAAGATGGGAAGATATTCAAGTAGATACTATTGAAAGTATTAAGTTAATTGAAGGATTAATGGACTAATGGCATATAGTAAACAAGTAGTAGACAGGTTTGAAGGAGTATTGAGCAATCCAGAGAAATTCTCTGTTGGAAGATTCAATCCTAAAGACCCTGACATAGCAACTGGAATGGTAGGAGCGCCTGCTTGTGGTGATGTAATGAAATTGCAACTTAAGCTTGATATAGACACCGAACGCATAACAGATGTAAAGTTCAAAGTATACGGGTGTGGTAGTGCAATTGCGTCATCTACTACATTAGTCGAATTTTTAAAAGGAAAAACTTTAGAAGAGGCAAAACAAGTAAAAGACAGAGAAATCGCAGAATTATTAGAACTTCCACCAATAAAACTACATTGTTCGGTTTTAGCGGAAGGAAGTATAAAAAAAGCTATAGAGGATTGGGAGAACAAAACAGCTTACAGAAAGCACAACCAAATATAGCAAAGCGCACTTTGTGCGAATAGGAGAGGAGAATGTTAGAATTCTTACAATGGGTTATAGCATGGATTCAAGTAATTCCATGGCTAGTGATGGGAGCATCATTAGTAGCAGCTTTAACTCCGACACCTGTAGATGACGGCTGGGTCAAAAAAATCTACACAGTCATGGATTGGGTTGCACTCAATGTTGGCAAAGCCAAGGATAAATAAACATGGCTAAAGATAATGACCGAAATGAAGTCGAAATCGACCTAGATAAGTATATGGCATTAATCGATAAACTCGATAATGCAGAAGATACTATTAAAGAAATGCAATTAGAGGCAGCAGAAGCAAAGAAAAGACTTGCTCCCCCTGAGCGAAAGTTTATTGATTTATTCTTAGATGATAATGATGTAAACGAGAAAGCGATAATTGGTTTTATCTCTTTTGGCTTTATGATGGTCTTTGCCATCTGCGACTTGATTACTGCTTTTATGGGACAAGATTTACTGTTCTCGGACACAATCTACACCTCATTAGTAGTAGTAACCTTAGGAGCATTTGGTATCTCTGAGGCTGGCAGAGCCTTTGGTGGCAAATAAAAATAGTTCTTGACACATGGTTATTTTTATAGTATAATATATATTATGAAAAAATCAGAAGAACAACACAAATCCGCTATTCATGACACCTGTGAACACAGTCGTCAAGAGGATAGCGGATTTTTTTATGATGAACAAAACAAACAATACTGTGAGTTTTGCGACGAGTGGTTTACTTGGAGCGCAGGACCATATCACTACAAATGTTGGATTAGATGAATATATTTATATTAGACAAAGACATTGAAAAATGTGCGCAGTACCACTGCGATAAACACTTGATTAAGATGATTCTAGAATCTGCACAGTTGTTGTGTACAGCGCATTGGATAGACAAGTATGTTGGCTATGTACCAAGAAAAATCACAGGAGAAGAATGGGAAGTCGTAAGGGCAGAAAAAGTAAAGCCCGATAGAGACTTTCCATACCTTCCAACAATGTATAATCACCCTTGTAGTATATGGGTGAGAGAAAGCATTGAAAACTATGAGTGGCTATGGCAGTTGTCAGATGAACTAAATATCGAGTATGGATATCGGTATGGTGGTAAATCTCACAAATCGTTTCATGATGTGATAGCGAAACTGCCCGATATCGGCTTACCTTCAAAAGGTCTTACACCTTTTGCTTTGGCAATGCCAGATGAGTTGAAGTCAGATGATGCGATTGCTTCCTATCGAGACTTCTACCACAAAGACAAAGCTACCTTCGCTAGTTGGACTAAGAGAGGACAACCTTCTTGGTGGAACGAAGAAGAGGCTTGGACAAAGAAAAGAATAACAGCATGATTTATGAAATAATAAATACCTTCTTTGCAATACTAATAACATTATTGTCAGGTTGGTTTGCATGGCAGTCAACACTGCTCGTGCATGAGAAGAATGAAAGGAAACGAAAAAGAAATGAAAAAGATAGTAATATATGGTAAAGAAAACTGCCCAGCTTGTAAACAAGCAAAAATGTTGGCAGAAACTAGAGGATTAGAAGTAGAGTATCTACTTTTTCCAAAAGATTTTGGTGCAGAGACTATGTTAAAAGAGTTTCCTGACGCTAGAACTTTTCCTCAATGTGTTCTCGATGGAGAGAAGATTGGAGGTTACTCATCATTAGTGGAGTTACTAACTGATGAGAGATAAGTTCAACGAAGAAACAGCACTAAACATGATAAGAAACCATATTATAGGAACATATCATGCACATTATTCACAAGAAAAAATACAATCTACTGAGTTTGTATTTGACGCAGGGCATGGCGAAGGATTTTGTATTGGAAACATAATCAAATATGCTCAAAGATATGGAAAGAAAAATGGTAAAAATCAAGATGATTTACTAAAGTTGATTCATTATGCAATTATGTTGCTAGGGAGTAATCATGGCGGTAAAGAGTAAATCTCATGAAAAGTTATCATTTGACAACATAGAAAAAGTAGTAGGATTACTAGAACAAGATAGTCCCATAACTAAAAAAGAGGCTTGTGAAATTCTGAATATTAGGTATAACACGACCAGACTTCAGAAAATCATAGAAGAACATAATGACACTAAGCGTTTCCGTGAGACTCGTAAGAATCAAAACAAAGGAAAGGCTGCGTCAAGAGACGAGATTAGGTCGGTTGTGCAATACTATTTAGATGGTGAAAATATATCTGCCATAGCAAATAGTATATATCGTTCCCCTGCATTTGTAAAGGGGATTATAGAAAGATTAGGAGTGCCTCAAAAACTTGCTGACTCAGACTATGAAGGTATGAAGAAAGCTATGTTACCCGAACAGTGTGTAGCAGAAGAATTCGATTACAATGAGAAAGTATGGTATCCGCGTAAAAATAAATTTGCAATAGTTAAAGCAGAGATTACGCAACTATACCAATCCCAAAGAAAAGGATATACTTGTTATGGAAACATAACTAAGTGTATAAACTATGAAGATAAGTATGGAGCCAAATGTTATAATGTTTGGGTTTTAGAACCATGTGATACTTCACAAACACTATTTCCTTGGGTAGATGGTAGTAAGACAGGATTTCATTCTTCAGCATTAGCATATGAGTTAGGAAGTTTACAGCACTTAAAAGAATACTTATAAATTAAGGAGTAGTTATGGAATGGTGGCAATTTGTGATTGCCTTTTGGTTTGGTGGTGTTATACTGGCCATGTGGAAAATATGGAGACCAGCACTTCTCATTTTGAGTAGAGTAGACCCAGAAAATCCAATGTCGAAAAACCCAATAACTGCCACTCTAGTAATATTATTAATATTTACATTATTTCTGCCCTTCATGGCAATAGTAATATTGTTTGATGATAAGGCGGCAGTATTTACAACAAGTTTTTTAAAAGGAGCAATGGATAAAGATGACAACAATACACAATTATAGTGTGTTCGTTAGAGGACACAAACGCGCAGACGTAGTAAAAGTCAATGGCGTGTGGGGGTGTTTATTCTTTGATTCTGGTGAACAAATTAAACAAGAACTATACAAAGGTCATAGTGAAGCATACGCAGAAAGTGCGGCTGAAAACTATGTTGATGGAGTAAAACAAATATGAACTATTTATTCAAAGCCCTAGTTGCAAAACTAGAAGGACAAGTAGAAATGGCAAAAGCAAATCTTTTAGCTTATCAGCGAAACCCAGTTGGGATTGGTGAGCATGCTGAAATCGTTGAAGCGATGGAAACAGAAGTTGAAAAGATGGCTCAAGCACAGGAAAAGATAGAAATTATTAAGGAACATTTTCCGAGTTAAATTAACCAAAACATATAGGAACTGAAAAATAGTTCTTGACAACAACTTATTATTATTGTATAATATATATTAAATGAGTGATAGATTTTATTTTCAGATGAAGCAAGCGACAGGGTGGTGTCCCGGCTTGCCAGAATCTTACAAGAAAAGGAGAAGAAAAGTGGCTTGGACTGATGAGAAAAAGCAAGAGGCAATCGATATGTATGTATCCGAGGAGCCTACTCCAGAAAATAGTATGGAGATTGTAAAAGACATCGCTGAACAAATGGAAGAGTCCCCAAATGGTGTAAGAATGATTCTTACAAGAGCTGGAGTATATGTTAGAAAAACTCCTGCTCCAAGTGGTGGGTCTTCTAGTGGAGGCGGTGGCAGAGTAAGTGTTGCAGACGCACAAGCGGCAGTAACCAGTGCTATTAGTGATGCAGGTCAAGAAGTTGACGCACAAATCATTGGTAAGTTGACTGGTAAAGCAGCCAATTACTTTGCAAACATTATAAACAATATAAACAACTAAGTAGCATTTCTATTGTTTTACTAGGGTAGGTAATACTGCCCTAGTTTTTTGCATCTTATTGACATGACCAAA